CCAGTATTGTAAGAAAGACTTTGTGAGAGAAACAAGTCTGGCTGTGCATAGCTGTGAGCCACGCAGACGTAGACAAGAACGGGCAGAGCGTGGTGTGGAACTGGGATTTCAAGCCTACATCAAGTTTTATGAAATGACACAGGGCAGTGCTCGACTAAAAACATATGATGACTTTTGTGACAGTCCTTACTACCGAGCATTTGTAAAGTTTGGTCGTTATTGTGTGAACACACGAGCTGTTAATCCTGCTCGGTTCATGGAATGGGTACTAAAACAAAACAAAAAGATTGATCACTGGTGTCGTGATGCAGTTTACACAGAGTACTTGACTTTTTATCTGCGTGTGGAAAGTGTAACAGATGCTCTAGCCCGTGCAATGGAATTTGGAATTGACTGGTCGGAAAAGACCGGACACCCTCCACAGGACTGTTTGCGATATGGTGGTACCAACGCTATGGTATATGCTGTGACAGCAGGTCGCATCAGTCCCTGGGTAATATTCAACAGTGAGTCTGGACAGAAGTTTCTAAGTGAGCTCAACGCCGAGCAGATTGCCATAGTGTATCCGTACATAGATGCAGATCATTGGCAAAAACGATTTCAGGATTATCCAGCAGACCAAGAGTACGCCAAAGAAATATTAACACAGGCAGGATGGTAACATGATCAAAGGAATAGTACCCGGAGTAGGACTAGCAACAAGTGGCAGTGCTTCTATGCAACCGTACATAAGTCCGGGTTCGCAGAGTGCTGGCATGTTACGCTACAATGCAAATTCAAGTAACATAGAAGTGTACGATGGTGTCACTTGGTTGACATTGTCCGGCGGGCATGTTCAGGTAAGTCTTGATGGTGTAACTCAAGAAGCTGTCCAATGGGTGCGTCGTCAAATGGAAAAAGAAAAACGTCTAGAAGAGTTAGCCAAACGACATCCTGCTGTGGCTGATGCTGTGGCCGCAGTGGCACAGGCACAGGAGCAGTTGGACATTGTAACAATCTTGGTGCAACAATGAGCGCAGATATTGATTTAGACTTTGCCAACAGAGAAGCAGTGCTGAAGTTGATTCAGCATACACCTGCACGTCAAACAGTACAAGGACAAGTGCGTCGTCACAACTCGGGTGTGTATGTGACAGACATTCCTCTGGATCCGATCCATCAATGTGCAGCCATTGACTATGAAGCCGCAGAACAACTGGGCTATTTCAAAATTGACCTGTTGAACATGAGTGTTTATCAGTTGATTGACAGTCCCGAACACTATGCCACTGCTGTGGCCGCAGAGCCTAACTGGACTAGACTGTGGCAAGACTCAGACTGGGCAAAACAACTGGTACACATTGGCAACTACGCAGACTTGTTGAAAGCAATGCAGCCAGACAGTATTCCAAGGATGGCAGCGTTTATCAGTATCATTAGACCCGGCAAGGCACACCTGCAACGACAGCCCTGGGATCAGGTGTTTCGAACTGTGTGGGATGGCGACGAAAGTCGGGGTTACACATTTAAGAAAAGCCACGCTGTCAGTTATGCAGCCTTGGTAGCACTACACATGAACCTGCTCAGTCCATCCGACGAACCAGTGTGATACTCTTGCGCTTGCCTTTTTTGAGCACAATGTCGCCTAGGCTGCACACAGGTCCATGTAGTATTTCAAGATCTTTGTTGGCAAATGTGCGTAGGCAAGGCCGGAATTCTTCCCAGTCTTTCTTCAAGAAGATGTTGATAGGAATGCTGCGATTGCTTTCCCACCACCACACATTGGCCAGTTCCAAAAACTTTTGCTTTTGTGCTGGATTGTGTATGCTGCCAAAGTCATATATGGTGGTGATAGCAGTGTCTTGATTTTGCACAATGCCCACATACTCCGTGGAGGCATACACACACAGTGTGATAAACGGGTATTGTTCGCTGAGTTTTGCAAAGATATCATTAGCCATCGGGATATTTATACTAGACAATTTTGGTCAGTTCAAAAGGACAGTCGGCCCTGACTTCCGGGTGCTAAATACAACATGTATTCAACCACTGCTTATCTTTACCAACAAGTAACTCGAGTTCTCGTAGCTNACACCAGTGGTGCTTATTTCAATNTGAGGTATAATCCTGTGTATGCTAAAAAACTAACTGTTAACAAAGGTGTTGATAACGTAATCTTGTTTGAGTTTATCAATCAGGACGAAAAGCCTGTAAACATCACCGGCAGCGCACTGATGTTTAGAATGGTCAGTCAAAACGGTGATACGCTTTTGATTGAAAAACCCATGACCGTCATCAATGCTGTGTACGGCCGTGCCAAGGTAACACTCAACAGCACGGAACTCAACACTGTGCTGGCACAACCAGCTGGCTACAGTATTTCACGAACCAGTGGCAACCTAACTGAAGCAGTGTACACAGATGCACAAAGTGGTGCCAGAGCACCTGTAGATATTGTGGACAGTGTGTATCCAGAATTTGTGCCCAGTGCTGCCTTGACCATTCCCACAACGGATATCACAGCACAGGCCAGTTATGGTGGCTCTAGTAGCACAGTGTATCCGGACTGGGCATCAAATGCAGGCCAACCAATAAACAACTATAGCCCTTACCAGCCCACAGAATTCTACAGCAGTTTCATTGAGCCGGTGGGCAGTGTCACAACCATTCAGATGGATCTGGTTGGCTATACCGGAACTATCAAAGCACAAGGTGCAGAAAACTACCAGGGCATCTGGTACAATGTGACCGAATCTACCCAGTATCTAAACGCCACCGAAACCATTTACATGAATGTGATTGGTTGGCATCCTTTACTACGTCTCTGTTTCAACAACAGCATCTACACCACTGGAACTAATGGTCAGGTCATGGGCAGTCCAGCTCAGGCCCGCGCCACAGTAGCCAATGGTGTAGTTACCAGTGTTGCTGTGACGGTTCCTGGAACAGGCTATTTGGCTCCGCCCTTGATTGAATTTGTAGGCGAAGGAGCCGGTGCCAGAGCCACCGCCAGCATTGTCAACGGGTCACTCAGCACTGTGAATTTGATCAACGGCGGTTCCGGTTACCGTCCACTGCCGCCCACCATGCAATCGGTACAGGTGATAGTATCTACCGGATATGTGATAAATTTAAAATACCGATAAGCCAAATTAGCTTGATATTTGCCAATTGCTATGTTATAATAGCTGTATGATTGATGTGACTTCTTATCTTCCCGGCAAACGCAAGCAAACACCGTCGGGATGGATAAGTTTTAATGCAGTGTGTTGTCATCACACCGGAGACTCTGCCGACCGACGTCAACGCGGCGGTCTAAAGACAACCCAGGAAAATTGGAGTTATCACTGTTTCAATTGCGGTTACACTGCAAGTTTTGTACTGGGACGACAGCTCACATTCAAGGCCCGGCAACTGTTGAAATGGTTGGGAGTACCTGACACTGACATTGATCGTGTCAATCTAGAAAGTCTCAAACACAAAAGCATTCATGGTATGCTTGACGACCGAGCCCGTGTGGCAAATGCATTGTCTGACACACAGTTTTCAGATCCTGACGACTTCCCGCCGTACACTGAACAAGTCACGCCAGAACATGAATACTACTGGAATTACCTAAGACAACGCTGTGTTCCAGAAGACTATCCAATCATGACTGCTGTCAAAAACGATGGTGTCCACTGGACCAGACTGCATGTGACTGTGCCATTCACACACGACGGTAAGATCATAGGCTGGTGTGCTAGATTCCTGGATAACAAAATTCCCAAGTATATCAATCACAGCCAACCGGGATATGTGTTTGGCACTGACCTACAACGCAAAGACTGGCAGCATGTGCTGGTGGTCGAAGGCATATTCGATGCGTTAAGCATCGACGGCCTGGCAGTGATGCACAACACTGTCAGCGACAGCCAGGCCCGGCTTATACGAAATCTAGGCAAACAAGTCACAGTGGTTCCGGATCAAGATCAAGCAGGCACTGAGTTGATAGACCGAGCTGTTGAATTAGGTTGGGCAGTGAGCATACCAGACTGGCCTGAAGGTGTCAAAGATGTCAACGATGCTGTGATAAAATTAGGCAAGTTGCCAACGTTACTAACTATAATGCAATCAAGAGAAACTAGTAAAATTAAAATAGAACTTGACCGTCGGCGCCTTGTTAAAAAAATAAAAAAACTTGATGAACATTGATCAAATTGGTGGATTGATAACTATAGACCTTTGGGAATCAGGTCCCAACGGCGAAATTTTTTCAAGTGAACAAAATCAATGGTTAGACGAGTTAAGCAATAAACTTGCACAGCGCAATTGGAACAGCATTATAAATTCATCATATGGCACAAAAATCGATTATGATGATCTCAGCATTTACAACACTTTGTTGCATTATAATTGGTCAAATTATGATCCAGTGGTCATGTCAGAATTAACAAAACACTGCAACAATTATGTAATGAGCAAATACATAATTCAACGTGTATTTTCCAAACAGGCATTTGCCTTGTACAGTATTAACAGTTTTCTTAAACATTGTACCACCCGGGTGCCCCATGTTAAATCTTGGTTGGTGGTGGGGCAAAGTTGGAGAATATGCACACACTGGAGAAGCATTGGACTAGTTAATCTGTGTAAGATTGCTGAACAACACGGATTTAGTATATATGGAACTCCGTGGGGATTTTTGAATGTTGATCAAAAAACCTGTGTGGCTTATGATTTTTTAAATGATAAAGACATCGCCTGGACTCAAGTGGGTGATGATCTTTTTCAGGCTAAATTAAAAACAAACTAAAAAGGAAATAACTTGTTAAAAGAATACGGACTTGATGTCCAGCGCCTATTTCTTGAAATGATGCTGGAAGATGCTGCCAGCTATGTGCGTGTGCAAAACATTTATAACCCTGCAAACTTTGATCGGAGTCTTCGATCTGCCGCAGAGTTCATCAAAGAACACAGCGACAAGTTCAAGACGCTTCCGGATCGAACACAAATTGCAGCCGCATGCAATGTAACCCTTGCATCAGTTCCAGATTTGAACGAAGGTCACTACGAATGGTTTATGACCGAGTTTGAAGCATTTACCAGACGACAAGAACTTGAACGTGCTATTTTGAAAGCCGCGGACTTGTTGGAAAAAGGTGAATACGACCCTGTTGAAAAGCTGATCAAAGATGCAGTACAAATATCACTCACCAAGGACATGGGCACTGACTACTTTGCTGATCCGGCTGCTCGTATCAACCGATACTTCAACTCAGGCGGCCAAGTATCGACAGGTTGGCCACAGCTGGACCGATTGTTGTATGGTGGATTCAGCCGTGGCGAGCTGAACATCTTTGCTGGTGGCTCTGGGTCGGGCAAGAGCTTGGTCATGATGAACATTGCATTGAATTGGCTGCAACAAGGACTTTCAGGTGTGTACATCAGTTTGGAACTGAGTGAAGAACTCACAAGTCTACGAACTGATGCCATGTTGACCAATATGAGTACCAAGGATATTCGCAAGGACATTGACACTGCCACAATGAAAGTGGTAATGACTTCTAAAAAGTTTGGGCAGTACCGCGTAAAAGCATTGCCTGCGCAGAGCAACATTAATGACATCCGCAGTTATATTAAGGAAGTTCAGATTCAAACAGGAATCCGAGTGGACTTTATGATGATTGACTACTTGGACTTGTTGATGCCGGTCAGCGCCAAGGTCAGTCCCAATGATTTGTTTGTGAAAGACAAGTATGTGAGTGAGGAACTGCGTAATTTGGCCAAAGAACTTGGAATCTTAATGGTCACTGCCAGTCAGTTGAATCGGTCGGCTGTGGAAGAAATTGAATTTGATCACTCACACATTTCAGGTGGTATTTCAAAGATCAACACAGCTGACAACGTGTTTGGTATCTTTACAAGTCGTGCCATGAAAGAGCGCGGCAAGTATCAGATTCAGTGTATGAAGAGTCGTAGTTCAACAGGTGTTGGTCAAAAGATCGATCTTGAATACAACATTGATACTATGAGAATCACTGACAACGGCGGGGACGATGATTCGTCATCTGGCGCAAAACCATCATTCATGGACTCAATCAAAGCTCGTAGTCAAGTCAAGCCTGCAGAAACAGGCGGCACTAGTAGTCCCCCGCCAACATGGGAACGAGCCACAGGAACTCCAGCATGGGAACAAGAACCCAAGGTCTCTGCAGATGTACAAAGTGCTAAACTAAAGCAGTTGCTGGGGAAAATCAAGCAGTCGTAACCGATACCGCTAGGTTATTTGCAATAACATATGTGGACAAAAACAATAAATAACACAAAAGGTTGAGGACTAAAATGCAAAAGAAAACTCGCAGTTTACTGGAAGAACTAGACAGCATGTATGTGGCACGCGATTCTCGGCATGTGATCGAGACTCGAGCTGCTAATGTCATTGCCAGTGCCATACGCCTGCTGGAGCAGATTGACTCAACCTATGATGCCGAGTCTGCTAAAAACCTGCAACGCAAGTTGATCAACGCAATCAATCTCCGCAATCCCAGCAAGTTTACAAGAACCGTGAGAAAAACTGATGCAAATTCATGAGTTAAACAATCCACGACGCACAGACGAAGGATTAGGAAGTTGGGCAAAGGCCGTTGGCAAAGCTGCCGCTACTGGACTTGGACACTCGATTGCCAAAGGTGCTGGGTATGATCTTTCTAAAGATGACCCCACTGCTAGTGCAGGCATACTAGATCCTAAACAAAAATTAGCCGCTGTGATGCGAGAACCAGCCATGGTCAAACTGGCAACACAGTATGCTGACGAATGGCTCAAAGACCCTAAATCCAAAGTGCAGGCAAAGGCACAAGCACCAGCACAGGCCGTGCCAGAAGCAATAGCCGAACGTGTGTCGGCTCCTAGTAGAGTTGCTACCAAACCCGCCACTGTGCCTGCACCGGGTTTCAACGCTAATAATCTAATGAACTTGCCGGGCATGCAAAAGTATGCTGCACCGGCCACCGGGACACAATCACAGCCCGGCACCTCCGGCAGCAGAATAAACAAAGCCGACCCTAACAATCCAAATATCAAAGATCAAACCCGGTACGTTCAAGGTCGCGCAGGCAGTGGCACAGGCGGCGATGCAACCAAGTTTGCAAAATATGATCCAGCAACATCTGCTACAGCCAATGCCGGGCAAGGTATAAACAACATGGTAAGAGGTGGCGTGGCTGCACAACAGCCAGCAACGCCAGCAACGCCTGCAACCGCAACAGGCACGCCAATGCCATTGAAGCCATATCAGGTACCNGGTGCAGGAACCAATCCAAATCCAACAAAACCCGGGCAACCTGCAACAACTACAACAACTACGCCTGCACCCGCAACAGGCACAGCAATGCCATTGAAGCCGTACCAAGTACCCGGGGCAGGAACCAATCCAAATCCAACCACCCAACCAGCCGGCACAACAAAACAACAAATACCTGCTGCTACGCCAAATAATTACATGGACGACTTTGAGGCCTGGGCCAATCAAAAGACTGCCATGCGCGATTCAACCACCTATCGTACAATTGGATTAGCAGATGTTAAAAACACCACTCAGAAAAAAAATCTAAAGGCAGAACTGGCAGCAGCCAGACAAGCAGTTGACACAGCAAAAGGCAATCCCACAGCAACTAAAGAAGCTGTTAAAAATTATATTTTAACAGTGTTGGCCGGCGCACAGCTGATAGCATCACAAAATAAAGTAG